GGGATCTGTCGAAGAAGGGAACCAAGGCACATCCGTACCCTGACAATCCTTACGCTCTGGATGCCAAGCAGAAGGAAAAGGCAGAGGAGAAACGGGCAGAGAAGAATGCCAAGGCTGGTAAGTCCTATATGGAAGCATTCATGGAGAAGTTCAATACTCGTTTTGAAAAAACATGATGAGAGGAAGTGAGTGCTATGTCTACAAATATCGAATCTCTGGAGATTGAAATCCTTTCCAGTTCTCAGAGTGCCGAAAAGGGACTGGACGCACTTATGGATACTCTCGGTAGATTGAAGACTGCTGTGAAGGGTGGCTGCGGATTGACCGCAGTAACGCATCAGTTATCTTCGTTGAATACCGCTTTGGGTAAGATCGATGCGGCGAGCGTTGCCAATTTGGCTGCACTTGGCAGAGCGTTGGATACCTTGTCGAGTGTAGGTAAGATGAAACTGTCTTCCACTATCGCAACGCAGCTCACGAGCATCGGTACAGCCGCCAAGTCTTTGAACGGTATAGATTTCTCTCCGATCAATAATTTGGCTTCGGCATTGGCTCCTCTTGCTACGGTGGGACGGGCAAATCTGGGATCGTCTATTAACCAGTTGCAGAAAGTCCCCACGGCAATCAAGCCACTACTCACCATGGATATGGGCGGTGTTCGCTCGAAGATGCAGGAATTGGTTGATGCCCTCAAGCCTTTAACCAACATGACGAAGATAAATCTGTCTTCCTCTTTGAATCAAATCAAGAAGTTGCCCGAAGTGTTCAAAACCTTGAACAGTTTCGACATGACAGCTTTCAAGAAGAAGATTCAGGAAGTTGCAGACGCTATGCGTCCGTTGGCGGCTGAAATGCAGAAGGTGTCGATGGGATTTTCGTCCTTCCCGTCAAAAATCCAGAAGTTATTGAATTCTACCGGGCAGATCCCAGCGTCCAACAATAAGGCAGCTAAGTCGTATACCAATTTAGCTGCAAAATTAAGCATGGCGTATGTCGCTCTGAAAAGAGTCGGAACGGTAGTAGCATCCTGGATGGCAAATACTAACACTTATGTCGAGAACTTGAATTTGTTCACGGTAAGTATGGGTGAATATGCAGATGAAGCGAAATCTTATGCTGAGGTAATTGAAAATTCGATAGGAATTGATTCCAGCGATTGGATGAGAAACCAAGGTATTTTCATGACTCTCGCAACTGGTTTCGGTGTAGCGAGTGAGCGTGCCTACACTTTGAGCAAGAACCTTACGCAGTTGGGTTATGACCTGTCTTCGTTCTTCAACATCAGTTATGAAGATGCGATGCAGAAGTTACAGTCGGGTATCTCCGGCGAATTGGAACCGCTCCGTAGACTGGGCTATGACCTTTCTCAGGCTCGTCTGGAAGCGATTGCATTGAGCCTTGGTATCGATAAAGCTGTGGCAAGCATGACCCAGGCTGAAAAGGCTGAACTGCGTTACTACGCAATTATGACTCAGGTCACAACTGCTCAGGGCGATATGGCGAGAACGCTGAACGCTCCTGCGAACCAGCTTCGTGTGTTAAGATCGCAGTTGTCTGTCTGTGCCAGAGCATTGGGTAGCATCTTCATCCCAGCGTTGAACGCAGTATTGCCTTACGCTATTGCACTCGCAAGGATAGTTCGAGAATTGGCGGTCAGTATCGCAAGTCTGTTCGGCTTCTCTTTGCCTGAAGTGGACTACTCCGGCTTGGAGGGTGTGAGCGGTGGAGCATCTGATTTGTCTGAGTCCTTGGACGAAGCGAGTGGAAATGCGAAGAAACTTAAAAAGACTTTGCTGGGTATCGATGAACTGAACCTGATGACCGATAACAGTAACCTCGGTGGTGGAGGTGCAGATGTTGGCGGTGGTGGAGGTGGTTTTGATTTTGAACTCCCCGAATATACATTCTTTGATGAAATCGAGGACAATGTTAGCGGGGTGTATAAGAAACTCAAAAAGCTGCTCAAGCCCATCGGTGACATCATGGATTTCCTATGGGATTACAAGGAGATTGTCGGTGCGGGACTGGCTGTCGTTGCCCTTGGGAAGCTGTGGCAAGTCATTGTGACCTGGTGGTCGAGTTTCAAAATGCTGGGATTGGTCGATGCATTCATTACTGGCTTCCAGTTGATTAAGGTCACGGGCGGCAATGTGTTTCAATCTTTGATTGGCGGTATCGACAATGTCCGAATGAACCTGACTGGTATTCAGAAAGCAGCGATTGTTGCAGTTGCTGGTTTCTTAGAGTTCGGCGTGATCCGTGATTGTGTGTACGATCTCTCGGTTGGGTGTGAAAACGCCACAGCGAAGATTGTGAGCATAGGAGTTGCCGCAACAGCGGCTGGAGCCGCCATGTATGTTGCTCTCGGTCCGGGAGGACTGGCACTTGCCGCAATCATAGGTATAACTGCTGCGGTGGTCGGCTTCGGAGAAGCACAGACTGCGTTGCGTAAGGAATTGGTGGATGCTGAATTTTTCGATGGCGTGGGTATTTCATTAGATGCCTATAAGTCGAAGATGGAAGCGTTGACCGAACAGTTTAGCACGCAAAATGTCCAGATCGGGGAATGGAAGGAACAGCTTGCATCGAATGGGCAAACAATCGATGAGATAGCCTTGAAGATCCAGACATTGAGTGGAACCTTGGGTTCTACTGGTGTTGTTACGCAAACCGAAATCGATGAGATCAAAGCCCAGTTTAACTCCCTGTACGAGTGTGTTCGTGAAAACATGACGCTCTCGGAGGAGGTAATTTTGACCGCATTGGTAGGGGCGATGCAGAGGGCTACTCCCGAAATCGCTGAACAGATTGACTTACTGATCGGTGAGTACCAACGCTATGTTCGTGAAACTCAAGGTAGAGCCGAGGAATTGAAATCTCTCATTGATAATGGTTATGACGAGTTGATTGGTAAGTCGAAAGACGATCCTGCGTATCAAGAAATCATGACAAACATCAATGCGTGGTATTCGGAACTCGGATATCTTTCCGGCAGTATGTCCGATGCGGGTTGGCAATGGCAACAGACGGTTACAGATTTCAATAACAACGAAATCGATTTCGGTACAAGTGTTGAAGATGTGACCAGCACATTGAGTGAAATTGCCACTTGTGGTCAAACTGCTTTGTCCGATCTCGCCGTTGCTCGTGATACTGTTTTGAAGCAGATTGATGAGCAGATAGCATACGCCGCAAAGTACGGTTCGCTGGAAGAAGTGGAAATGCTCGGTGATATTCGTCAGAGCATCGAGGACGATTATGCGGCTCAAGAGGAAGCCATCAAATCCGAACTGAATACCATTTTCGAGTCCATTCAGGAAGGGATGATCGGAGAAATCTCCGACACGAAAGACGCCCTTGAAAAAGAATGGGACAAAATGAATTGGTTCGAGCATTGGTGGTATGACCACGATGAGGAGAAGTATGTTCGTCAAGGCTTGCAGGATCTGCAAGGTCACATCGATACAATTTCCGATGCCATCCAAGGTCACATGGATACGCTTGAAACGAATGGTTCCACTTGGGCAGACGATGCCATGCGTGGAATTATCGATAAGCTGTTCGAGAGTAAGGTCACTCGCAATGATTTGACGGGATCCACCACACGGTATTCTTACGCTACCGATCTCGAAAGTGCTATCGAAGCGGTGTTTGCTGAACTGGAGGCATCTGGTAAGAAAGCATCTTCTTCTGCTGGTGAGGAAATCACAAACGGTTTAGGCGAAGGTATTTCCAGCGATGCTGCGATGGGTGCTCTTAAAAGTGCTGCCGGAGCTATTGTCGATGCTGCCGATGAAGCCGTTCGGGACGCTGCTGACATCAATTCTCCCTCTAAGCTGTTTGCAACAGAGGGCGGGTATATGATGGATGGATTGATTAAAGGCATCAAGGATAAGTTGACGGCATTGAAGGATGCCCTGACGAGTGTTGTTAAGACTGCGTTTGATACAGACAAGGCGTGGGACTACGGTTATAACTATGGTTCTTCTTTTGCCAAGGGACTGGTCAAGGCAATTAAAAACACTTCCTTCCCGACAATCAAGGGTACGGTAACTACTTCTGGTAGTTCCGCAAGTATTTCCTTCCAGGCATACGCTGCGGGTGGTTTCCCCGATGTCGGTCAGATGTTCGTGGCACGAGAAGCGGGTCCAGAGTTGGTCGGTACTATCGGCAACAAGTCTGCCGTTGTCAACAACGATCAGATCGTAGCATCCGTATCTCAGGGTGTCTACGAAGCTAACTCGGAGCAAAACGCTCTGCTCCGGGAGCAGAATAGTCTGCTGAGAAAGCTGCTTGAAAAGGATACCAATGTGACCGCTGTTGTGGGCACAACGGATGTCATCGGTGGCTTTGAGCGTAAAAACAGACGGGATGGCAGAACTGTCGTTCCTGTCGGGTACTAAAGGAGGGATGACTGATGGCTCTTTACGATGAGAAAAACCCTATAAGGTCTGTCGATGGAAAGTACATTAAGTGTCCCTCCTCGTACCTCTACAAGCTGGAGGATGTTTCTGCTGCGGACGCAGGACGAACCGAAGATACGATGATGCATAAAAAGCGTATCGGTCAAGTCATCGGTATCGAACTGTCGTGGCAGAACATCACCACGGCTGAAGTGTCCGAGCTGCTGAAAGCGTTTGACCCGGAGTACATCGAGGTCTGTTATTTGGATGCCAAGGAGGGCAAGTTCATGACTTCCCAGTTCTATGTCGGCAACCGTTCCGCACCTCTGTATAACTCCCGCATGGGCGTTTGGCAGAATGTGTCCTTCAATATCATTGAAAGGTCGGGTGCGTAACTATGGCATATCCGCTTTCCTCTACGGCACTCGACCTTTTCAAGGCTCCTTATCGCCAAGTGGTGTCCATCTCCCTGGAAGGTACGGAGCAGTCCCTTGAGATCACAGAAGCCAACATCCCTTCCGGCGGCATCTCTATCAACAGATATTGTGTGTCGGGATCCCGGATCGAGATTGGCTCTGTGATCGCATCCGAACTGGTGCTGACGCTGGACAACAGCGATGGCAAGTATGACGATGTGATTTTCGAGGGAGCGGAACTGAATGTCCGGCTGGGAGTTAAGAAGTGGGATGCGAAGTCTTGGGAAAAGGCTGATTTCCATTTCCTCCCGCTGGGTTATTTCACCGTGGACGAAACGCCCCGTATGCTGCGGAGCATTTCGCTGAGTGCCTTGGACAGAATGGTTCTGTTCGATAAAAAGGTGGACAACAGTTTACTTTCTTTCCCGATGACCGTTGACACGCTCTTGGGGCGTATCTGCGACATCTGCAATGTGGTGTGCGATACCAACATTGCTTTGTACCCCAACGCCCACTATGTGATTGAGGAACTGCCCCCGGACGAGGATTTGACCTACCGTCAGTATCTGTCCTGGATCGCTGAGATCACGGGTACTTGCGGGTACATGGACTGGAACGGACATCTCATCTTGAAATGGTATGAACCTACCGACACGGTTATCACCATGGCAGATCGGCATACTTCCGATTTACAGGAGAACGCAGTCACGCTGACTGGTGTTCAGGTGGTGGATGCCGAGGGCGAGGTCTACCTCGTAGGTGACGATGGATATGCGATCAATATTGAGTCCAACAGTCTTATCCAGAACAATTATCGGGAAGTCGCAGAAGCCCTTTACGGCGTTCTGGGTGGCTTCACCTATGTGCCGTTCTCCGCAACGGTCAAGCCCATGCCCCATCTGTATCCGTTGGACATGGTCACCTTTGTGGACAAGAAGGGCGTTCCTCATCAGACCATTATCACCGATACCACATTCTCTTTGAACAAAAGCACGATGCTTCAGGGTAAAGGTGAAACCGCAACGAAGAACGGGTATGCATCTGCAAATCCGCTCACGAAGCGAGAGTCTGCGATCATCAATTCCATCAAGCACGGGCAGAACGCAGCGATGAATGACCGCATCCAAACGGTGCTGGCGTTCAACGAACTGATTTCCAACGCCCTGGGCTTGTATGTCACCCCGGTTGTGCAGCTCGATGGATCCACCATCTACTATATGCACAATCAGCCGTTGCTGGAGGAGAGTTCTACGATCTTCACCATGACTGCCAATGGCGTGGCATGGACAACCTCCGGCTGGAATGACGGGGAACCGATTTGGTCTTATGGTGTTACCTCTGCGGGCGATGCCCTGTTCAAGATGCTCTCTGCGGAGGGTATCGAGGTCAGCAAAGTCGGTGAGGACTACAACATCGAGATCACGCCCCGTGCGTTCAAAATCTACTACCGTAATATGCTGGTTACCAACATCGAAGCGGACGAGATGACCATCCCGAAAGCTGTGTTTGAGAACTACGCACAATGCGGAAAAATCCGATTCGCTCCATACAGTCGTGACGGTGAACTCATGGGTACGAATCTTATCTTTATTGACTGAGGAGGTGTTTTGAGTGGCAACAGG